CCGCCGCCCACGCCTTGGCTCTGCTGCCCTCCTCCAACGCCTCGGCTGTGCTTCCCGCCACCCACGCCTTGGCTGTGCTGCCCTTCGCCCTCGCCTCGGCTGTGCTGCCCTCCGCCCACGCCTCGGCGATGCTGCCCGCCACCAACGCCACGGCTGTGCTGCCCTCCGCCCACGCCTCGGCTTTGCTGTTTGGGTGCATCGCTCGCGCTACGTCGCCAGGCTGTAATGCTCGCACTATTTCGCCGTCTTTTGTGCTGTCGTAAATCATTTTGCCCTTACCTCCGTCTCTTGTTGTGCCGGATGCGCTCCGGCTGGCGGTTGTGCTATGTTGTGGTGCTCTCAGACATCCGGGCCGCTCTCTCAATCCCGCTTGCGGAGCGGAGCTTACAGTTCGACTACCTTGTAGGTGGGTCGGCTGCTCTCGTTATGGGAGAGCACATAGTCTTCTTCCGCTCCGTCGATCCACGCTTGGGCTGCAGCGGCGTTGTCAAACTCGGCTTCGCGCTGGCCATTATCTTCCATCGCTACGCTGATCTCAGAGTGGGGACCGTAATAATTACGGCTGATGAGTACCGCGCACAGATTAGTGGAGTCCTGTGGGGCGGCATCTACAGTTTCTACTCCGAAAACGCTTGCACGGTTGCGGAGCAGGTCAAGGCCGCTCAAGTCCTGGCTGATGAGCCAATCTCCCAAGTCGTCGGTGTCGTCGGCGACGGCGTAATTGGTTTCACCGCTATCGCCGTACGCAATCGCGTACCCCTTGCCTCCGGCAAGCTCGTAAGCCGAAACATACCCGTAATCTTCTCCTGAATCTGCGGTAAAGTTGGCGGTTGGCTCAACACCATTTTCGCGGAGGGTGGCGATGATGATTTTAGCGAGTTCGGTTTCTGTGTAGTTCTTCATTTTCTTGCTCCTTCAAGTGTTGTGCCGGATACGCTCCGGCTGGCGGCTGACTATGTTGTGGTGCTCTCAGACAATCCGGGCCGCTCTCTCAATCCCGCTTGCGAATCACTCTCAGGTGTCTCTTGTCATCTCTCACCAACATTTATAGAATACCCTTACGGGTCGTAGGAGTCAATAGGGTCAAACTGTGGAAAATGTGGAAAACTGACGTATCTATCTCAAAACGCAAGAGATATTATGTGCAAAACTATTATTTGCGCGGCGGAATCGCGCGAAAAGAGGAAGCTACTTAGGCTCCTTAGGCTTAGGCTCCTTGGCACACTCCATCATGCGCTCGATAGACAATGCGGAGATACGGGCTACTCGATGGGAAAGCCGACGCTTATCCAGCAAGCCCTTCCGGCACCATACTCTTATAGTCGAAATGCTCACTCCCAGGTAGCTAGCTGCTTCCCGGTATCCTACCCAATCGCTCATCAGTTGATTCATTGTCCGGTAGTCCTCCTATATAGATACTACTCCCATTCTGTCCCATTGCGCTAGAGAAGAGATAGTCGCGTCGGAATACTATCAGCCACTTCCAGCCAGTATCGGTCATATTAGACGATGGTCGTCTGCCTGTCGTCTGCCTGTCGTCTGCCTGTTTCCCCCCCCCCGTTGAACTTGGGGCATATCTTGTTTGCTATCAATGGTTTCCGGCGGTGGATCGAGGCCGGATCGTCAACTTGTCCGGAATGGCATGGTGCGGTGGCTTAGACGTACCTCGCCTTTGTAGATGACCCAACCCCCAAAGAGTGCTGTATGGTGGTGGTGGTGGTGGCGGTGGTGGCGTTGACATTGTGGTGGTGGTGGTGGCATAATGAGTGTATGGTGATTTGCCCCAAATGCGGCGCGGTGAATGGACATCGGACTGCAGACCCTGTGAAGTGCTGTCGTTGCTGGTATCAGTTCAAGCGGTGTGGGGGTCCAGGGCGCGTAGCTCAGTTGGAAGAGCAGGAGACTCTTAATCTCAAGGTCGCAGGTTCGATCCCTGCCGCGCCCACCAATCATGAGTCAGTCGAGCATCTCTGCGGGTTCCGGTCGTACAACGGCGAGGATGGCGAGTGGTATCGGTGCGGGTTTCTGGAGCACTCTGACAAGGTGGAGCACGGAAAATGGGTGAAGGAGGGATGAGTGGTTTTTTAGGCTGAGCCAATTGTGGTATTATAATAGTCATGTACAGCAGACCTTTCGGCAGGCATTTGAGGGACTTGCGGGAACGCGCTCATCTGTCCCGTCTCAAGGTAGTCGAACTGACTGGCATATCAGAAACCACCATCATCTACCTTGAAAAAGGCGAACGCAAGCCGCAGTCAGACACTCTTGAGCGGTTGGCTGGGTTGTACACTCAGCGAATTAGGTACTGGGAGTCAGTCTCACGCGAACTGGAGGAAAAGCATGTCGATTCAATCAATCCCAAAGGGTCTATCGGGAGTAGAAGCCCTGGACTCAATGCTGGAGAAGGTCCGGGAGCGCTTGGTGCGTCACGACCGCTTCGCCCCGCACAAGAGCTACCAAGGGTATGAAGCGAGGATCAGAGTGGAGTTTTACCCGGCAGCCAGCTTCGCCCCGCCGCTCACAGACGACTTCACCGTTGGCCAGCACGAGTCGGATGCGATTGTGTCTCAGACTGCCCTCGTGGATGAGACGGTGGAAATTCCCCTCAGGCCGCCGAATCAGGTAAGGGTCGAAGCAGGGATGAATACTCCGGTCATGGTGCCTGATGGCAAGGGCGGGACGGAAGAGAAGTGGATTTCCAAGGGCACGGTGCCCGGTGGCGAGCGCAAGAAGGGATCGAAGCTCAACGTCTCCGGTGGCGGTGTCAGCACCATCCCGAAGCCGGACCTGAAGAACTTCCAACCGCATTCTCCGGCCAGCATCGCCGAGGTGGATGAGCTATGAGCGTGGCCAAAACGGTTAAAGAGTGGCAGCGCCGGATGTTCCTTGCATCAGAGCCGGAGCAATAATGGCAAACCCTCGCAAAGCCTTCAAACCGCCAAAGAAGCGCCCAAGAGACCCCCTGCACGATGGTTCGCTCAAGGCGGCGGCTCTGCGTCGGTTGAAGGCTGCATGGCAGGTCGAGAATTCAGAATCGGAGTGGGAGCCAGAGAAAGAGCCGTCCATCAAGTCAATCTTCGAGTGCGCCGAGGGCGGAACAAGTTCGGTCCTAGACGCGCTCAGGGCTTACTCGAACGATGAGGCTCAGGAGTTCATTCGGCTCTACGATTCCGCTACGGAGAGGGACCAGAAAATCATCCCCATCGAAGCGTTTGCCTTTGCCAGCGGGGTAGGATCGGTCAGACTGGCAGGTCTGGCAGCCGAGGCGTTGGTCTCGCAAGGCCACACCCAGACTCAAATTCTCATGGGTTCGGCCATGCACAAGGTCATGCGCTCCACCATCAAGGCCGCTACCGATCAGCTTCCGATTGTGGCCGATGACCAGATTGTCGGGTACACAAACGGCGACACCAGAGCGCAAGAGATGTTCCACAAGATGACTGGCATGATGCCCATCCCCAAGGGGTCTCAGATTGCCATTCAGAACGTCTACAAGGGTGCTGAAAAGGACGAGGTGGAGCAGGCAGGCGGTGGCTGGCGCGGCCCTGATGAGCGTCTGAGAGAGATTTACGAAGTGGTGGATGCCAAGCAGCTTGAGGCACCTAAAGCCGATACGTTCATCACTGGGCGCGGGTCAGTCGAATTTGACCACGTTGGGAGGTAGCTATTTTCTCTGCGAAGTTGGCTAATCATAAACTCGCTGCGCTCTCCCGCGATGCTGCCGCAAAGGGCAAGCTGTGGATTCCTGAGTACCACTCCATATCCAACATTGACGGGTTCAACTCACACTATGACGCTCTGTCGAAACGCGCCGAGCGTGACGGGGTGGACGTGGAACTGGGACAGGCAGAGGAAGATTGGATATTCAACGAGTACAGCATTTGCGCCTGTGACTACCGCTACTGGTCTGAGAAGTACGCCAAGATCAACGACGGCGGAGATATTATACGGTTCCAACGCCGAGCATCCCAGTCCATGCTGGTCGATATGTGGGGCGACAGGCAGGAGAAGGGATACGCCATTGAGCAGCAGGTGTTGAAGGCCCGTCAGCAGGGAATTTCGACTGAGGTAGAGCTTGCCATCACCCACCTGGTGAACTTCGGCGTAGGAGTCAAGGCGGCGATTGCCAGCTACGATTCAGACGCTTGCGAGCGCATGGGCGGCATGATGGACTTGGCTTTCAATGAAATTCCTCAGTGGATGAGGGCCACCCCAACGTCGAACCGAGCAGGATCGCTCTACGCCTTCTCTGCCATCAATACTCGCCTGACGTTCTATTCAGGCCGCAAGGCTTCCGGTATCGCTCGCGGTGACACGCCTAACGTCATTCATATCAGCGAGGTAGCATCCTTCCCCGATGCTGAAAACATCATTGAAAACTCGCTTTTTCAGTCGGTCCACCCCAAAGCCAACACGTTTATGATCCTCGAATCGACTGGCGAGGGCAACACAAACTGGTGGGCGAAGACTTGGTACTCCAGCCGCGACTTCTGGGAGACGGGCGGGGCGAGACTACAGCCAGTGTTCTTCCCGTGGTTCATCGCCAGTGATTTGTTCCCTACCCCTGATTGGAGGCGTGAGCATCCCGTCCCGCGCCAATGGTCTCCAATCACCGAGACACGAAAGATGATGGAGAAGGCGGCTTCCTACGTCCACCAGACCCCGACGATTCGTAAGTTTCTGGGCGACAAGTGGCGGATGCCGGACTGGCAAGCATACTTCTGGGAAGTGAAGTTCTTGGAGTACAGGCGCAAGGGAAACGAAAAAGGTTGGCTGCAAGAGATGCCGATGGACGATATAGAGGCCCTTCAGCCTAAAAAAGACCTCGTATTTGACCTGACAGAAGTCCAGACCCAAGAGAAGCACCGCCCACAGTACACAGCATGGGCTATCGTCGGGCAGCAGATTCAGGAGAAGTGGTGGCCAAACGATCACGAGATCGACTTCGACACTCCACGGTTCTCAGTCACTTACGACGGCCATATTCACGACCTGCGCGGAAGAGAAAATCGCACGTTCGAGTGGGAGTTTGTTCCCCTGAAGCAGCCTGTGGAAAAAGGGATTGACATCTTCGACGCAAACGAAAAGTGTCTCATCTCCGACTGGCCGCGTGAGGGTTGGGAATACTCCATAGGCGTGGACAACGGCGAAGGTGTCGGCAAAGACAACACCGTGATTACGGTCTGCGGCAAGTCCATGTTTACGAACGAGCCTGACCGCCAAGTGTGCGAGTTCGTTTCCAACCGAATTGATCCTGCTTTTACGCACCCCTACGTCATGGCGATTGCGTCTCTGTACAAGGCGTGTATGCCAGAGGGCAAAGAGCCTCTGGTAGCCATTGAGCAGGTCTATGGATTGGGCGAGACAACCCAGATTCAGATGAAGTCGATGGGGTACAAGCGGTTCTACAACTTCACTCGACTGGACGGCAAAAACCCAGAGGCAGACAAGAAAAAGTCAAAGCGAACTGGCTGGTTCACTACTGAATGGAGTCGTCCATTCATGCTGACTCTGTTTCGTAACGCCGTGCATAATCATTGGTTTAAGCTGTTTTCACCGCATCTTTTGAAGAACGAGATGCCGAGCTACCAGATCGACCAGACGGCGACGGGCAAGGTGCGGTTTGACCATGAATCCAACAAGCATGATGACCGGATTGTGGCCTCGGCCATATCCTTTGTTGTGCTGAATGACACAGAAAGTATGACGCGAAGGCTGGAATCGGTCTATTCTGATGAAGAGGAACAAGTTGAAATTGACTACAGCTACCCAACAGTGTCGCAGAGGATAGCAGAGATGGAGGAAGCACTTGAGTCTTGAACTGATGAAGCATCAGCAACCCGACGATTGGACCCGCGAGAACGGCAAGGAAAAGCTCTGGTGGCAGGAGAACGCCGTAGGCCGGGTGTTTCTGTCGTCTCCGATGAGTCGGCTGGCCGTCGGATATGTGCTCAAGTCCACGACCAGCCCCCGCGAAATGGACCGCATCTATGACAAGCTGAATGCTCAGGAGCGCGAGCATAATCAGCAGCTTTTGGATGACCTGTTCAACCGCGACCGGGCCACGTACGACGCAACGCGCTCTAAACTGATGACCAAACTGGCATCCGGCGCATCGAACGCAGAAAAGAACCTCATCCGAGAGGCTCTGAAACTGATGGACGCAAAGGAAGAGAAGATGCGAAAGAACTCTGTAACCGGAGTGGCGGATATTCAGGAGCATGAAGCAAACAACGGCCCGAAGACGACAAAGGTGATGTGATGGCAGAAGAATTTGTGAGCGCCGTATCGTTTACGGATTACGACAAAGCCCAACTTAAAGCAATGGGCCGCGATTCGAATTTTGCCATAGTAACCACTGTGTGGACCGGGCATTTAAGGTGGGAGCCAGACGAAGATCCAGTATCAAATATCCCCGTCGAGCGCACCGTCGAGCCTCGATGGAAAAAGAATCTGAAGTCGCTACGGTATCGGTGGTGGGAGTTCTTCTACTATTACGAGCGGACGATGAACAGAATTGCACGAGTAATTGGCGTTGATCTGTACGCTTGAGGTGATGTGATGGCTTTGAATAACAACGCAGAAGTACAGTGGCAATGCCCGGTGTTTGAGACTCCAGACGTAGACAAGCTGGCGTTTCTCAAACGCATGGTCGAAGACGGCATGACCTGGCAGCGGGAGAACTGCGATCAGGACATTGTGGGCCGCGCCATCAACATCCTCTCTGGCAAGACTGGTTCTGCCAAGTCGTCAAAGTGGGCGAAGTTCACTACAGGCGACCTGAAACGGGCTGTGCTGGAGATCATCGAGACGCTATCCGACATTCGCCCGTATTGGGGATACGCGACGGACAACAAGGCATTCAAGAGCCAAGCCGACATGATGAGCAAGGTGGCTAAGTCCATTTACCTTGAGTCATTCGTTGACCGCGCCTTGAAGGAAGCCTTGCAGTTTGCCGCTATCACTGGGGCCGGATTCCTATATCCCAAGTACACGCGCTCGATGTACGGCATGGGAGAGGGGCAGTTTGAGTTTGTGGCTCTCGGCCAGAATGACGTGTTGCCGATCCAGCTTCCGCGTGACAAGAACTACCAGAAAGCGTACATCGTCACCATCGTATGCCCGACTGGAGTAGCGGAGGCTCATGCACGGTTCCCGAACTACCAGCAATACCTCAAGCCAATGGCGAAGAAGCGGTATTCGCGCAGCCAAGGCGGGGAAGAGTCCAACATTCCGGCGCAGAGACGGTGGGACATTAACCGATTTGCCATGCACGGCTTGAGCCTTGAACACTTCTGCGACATCTACTACACCTACGTTCTCGACGTGAGAATCAATTACGGGGAAGTGGATGCAGAGGGCAAGCCAGTTCTTGATGCCGAAGGGAATCCTATTGGCAAAGAACTGGAAATGGGCCAGAAAGACACGTCTTGGTACTACAAGGTGCCATACGTCGGCCAAAGCATCACGAGGTTTGAGAATGGGCGCGAGGTCACACGGGCGGCGACGGAAGACGACTCCCGCGTGTACCCGAATCGCCGATTGATGATTCACTGCGATGACGCTCTGATGTACGACGGTCCCGCGTTTGACTGGCACGGCATGGTTCCGCTGCTGCCGTTTTTCCTCGACGAATGGGCTTGGGAGCAGACCGGATACAGCCTGTTCAAAGGCACGGCGAATACTCAGGACGCAATCGACGATCTCATCCGGTCCATCTACCGCGTGGCAATGGCAAGGGCGAACCCAGGAAAAGCCTACAATATGGACGTGATTACCGGAGAAAAAGGCGGAAAGCTCACCAGCCGTCAGGCCGAGGCACTGGACCCGTTCGATCCTGGATTCACAGTTGGAGTAGATGGGGAAGTCAAGGACGCGATTCTCAAGCCACCTATGCCGGAGTGGTGCTATAACGTGCCGGAATGGGTAATGAAGGTGGTCGAAGTGCTGGCTCAGTCGATCCAGCGTCAGCTTGGACTCGATCAGATCAAGTCGCTTGAAAAGCTGCGCGGAAACGTCTCTGACCCAGAAAAGCTGCTCGATGCGGAAGGGCCAATCGTCATGGGCACCTCGCGTTCGATGGAGCGCAGCTTACGCGATCTTGGCGAAATGATGAAGTTCCTGATTATCCAATATATGCCCACAGGCCGCATCATGCAGTATGTGGGAGCTACTGGGATTGCGCCGGAGGTGTTCGACTACGCACCAGATAGCGTCATTCCCTCACATTTGCCAGGAGAGGCGACGACAGACGCGGAAGGCGCGTTACTGTCATCGAAGACCGACCCGTGGCTTAGAGCCAAAACCTTTGCCAAGAACCTGCGTTTCTTTATCACTCCTCACTCGCTCCACTACATCGCTCAGGCGCAACAGCGGTTGAACCTTCTGGCATTGATTGGCAAAGGTGTGCCGATGGACCCGCAGACCATCGCGGAGCAGTTCGACGTTCCGAACTGGGGCAGCATCGACGGTGCGACAGTCAAGGAAAGAGTCTTCGAGTGGGCCAAAGAGCAACTGATGGAAAAGGCGGAACTCGCAAAACTGGCAAAGGCTCTTGGGTTTGGGCAGGAAGAAGAGGGTGGCGGAAAGCCTGGTCCTGCTCCCGGTCATGGCGGCGCACCGCCGAAGAAGCCAGGTCAGGGGCAGATTAGGCAGAAGGGAATAGCGTCCGGCGGAAGAGTCGTGAACGCAACAACGAAGTGAGGGGGAACCAATGAAGTCGATCACACGCAGCCAGATGGTACACGCAACTACGCTCATGCCGGACGCGAAATTCGAGGACGGCGGACGGGCGTTCTTGGCGGACGCCTTTGACACCATCCACGAATCGAAGCGCAGCGGGGAACTAACCGTCCAGTTTGGTCCGGGGGGCGTGGTACGCTCTACGGTGTTTCGAGAGACTCAGGCTTTGCCGCAGACAGCAACAATCGACATGGGGTAATCAGGCTCAATCTTCGATGAAGCCCTCGGTTAAAACCGGGGGCTTTTTTATGCGGCGAAGACAGGCGCTAGTATATTACAACTACAATTTGAATCTTCAAAATAAAGGGTTTACGCTGATTTCAATCAGGACTACGGAAGCCTCCACGGATGTGCTCACCGCTCCTAAATCAAACAAGGAGTGACACATCATGGCAAAACACAAGAAACTCGGTGGCAAGGGCCACAAGCTGCACGTTGCTGGCGCTCATCTGGGCGCTCACATGAAGAAGAAGGCTGGCAAGGGTCGTGGCCGCAAGCGTCAAGTCCGGAAGTCCGTCTAATGGGTACTTCACCCATGCCCGTATCGCAACAGCCGCAGGGAGGGCCGCAAGGCTCCTCCCCAGCGGTAAAGCTCGCTATTCTGGGCCAGTTGATTCGTTCTTTGGCTCAGGAGTTCCCGCAGGGGCAGCAGGGTGTTCAAATGATGCTCCAAGGTCTCCAGCAGGTACAGTCGAGCGCGTCAGCGGCATCTTCACCGCAGCAACCGGCAGCACCGCCCCGATAGTCCCGATCACGAAGGAGAGCAATGACAGAGCGTGAATGGTTGATTGAAAAGTCGGGACTCACCGCCGAGCAGTTGATGGCGATGGAAGCAGTTGCCGGAGCAGACAAGTTTACCACCCTGCTGAAGAGCGTGATTGCGGAAAACGAAGCTGCGACTCAGGCAAAGGCCGCTGCGGAAGCTCAGACGCTAAAACAGCAAAAAGATTACGAAGAGTGGGCACATCAGACTACGCAGTTGGCTAAAGATAACCTCAAGGCACAGGCAGATGCAGCATCCGCCAGAGCGCAACTGGAAAAGGTGAAGGAGTGGGGGTTCCTCCCGGACAACGCTCCAGCACAGCCCCCCGAACCGCCCCGCGCACCAGGCTCCCCCGATCCGAATTCCATCACTCGTGACGACTTTGGACGTTTCAGCCAAGCGCAGTCGAGCACCATCATTGCATTGAACGATCTGAATGCGGAGCACTTCAAGCTGTTCGGAGCGCCTCTGGGCAATGCTCAGGAGCTTGCAGACGAAGCGCAGCGTCAGCGCAATCTGGGCAACAAGAATTTTTCTCTCCGCCAAGCGTGGGAGACGAAGTACAGCGTGGCAGCCAAGCGTGATGAGATCACCAAGGCGGAGCGTCAGAAGGAAATCGACGCTGCCATTGCTGCTGATCGTAAAGCCCGCGCTGAAGCATCTGGCGGGAACCCGAATTTGGTGAGTGGAAAGCCAAGCCGCTTCTCTACTTACAAACCTCAAGACTCTAACACCCAGCCGTGGAAATCATCGAATATGCCACATGAGCGCAACGCTGGCTGGAGAAATGCTGCGATCCAGAAAGTTAACGCCGCTTAAGGAGAATGAACCATGCCTGCTCTCGCACCTCTCTTTCCAGAGCTAACAGCCACTACTCTCAACGAGTTAGTGGACAATTTTGTGTGGCAAAACAGCTACATTGAGACAGCTCTTCTGCGTTATTTCAGGGCTTCGGGCGCGTTCGATCCGTTCGGCGGCGGCGCTGCCATGCAGGTGCCTCAGATTTACCAGGGTGCGCCTGGTGGTTCGCTGTTCCCCGGTGAGGACGTGACGATCACCAACCAGCAGGTTGTGACCGCTGGTACGTTCATCCCGAAGTTCTACGACAAGTATTACCTCATCAACGAGTTCACGATTGAGGTCCAGAACACGGGCCCCGAAGCCAAGATTTCGTTGCTGGAGACCTACCTCAATCAGATGATAGAAGGCATCGACTTCCAGATTGAGGGCGATTGGTTCCGTCACGGTCAGGCTGCCGGGAACGGTGTCAACGACGACCGACTTTCGGCAATCAATGGTTTTTCGGAAGCGGTCAATGACGGCGTGACCCCCTCGTGGGATGGAAACGTATTCCCCACCTACGGCGGCGAGACTCGCAACGGCGCAATAGGAGCGTCTTTGAACTCCACTCCGATTTGGCTTGGCGATCAGTCGGGCAACCCGGCACCTCCGAACTACCAGACGATGCTGAAGACGTACAAGACCCCGATTGGCCGCCCGACTTTGGGCGTGACCAGCTATATCGGATACTCGTCCATCGCCGCTGTGTTCCAGCGTCAGCAGCGTTACGAGGTCCGCAACGACCAGAACATCAACTGGTCCGGTATCAAGTTCGAGGATGCGACGATCTTCGATGATGATATTGTCCCGTCGAGCACACCGAAGGTGACCATCGCCAATCTGTTCTACTCGCCCAACGGGCAAGCCGCTTCGCCTGGAGCGATTCAGACCGGGCAGTTTACCTTGACGGCGGCGATGCTGGCGAACCAGCAGTACAGCGGACTTCCGAGCCTCGGATTCACCTCGAAGGCAACCCCCACACTGTCGGGCGGCTCGAACACAATCGTGGTTGGTGAGCCTCTGTTCTGGCTGGATGTGAACTCTTGGAAGTATCGTCCCGCGAAGAGCGAGAAGTTCAACTATCACCTGATGGACCCGCTGTACTGGCCGAACAATCCAACCAACTTTGTTCAGCACTTGCGTCACTCGCTGAACTCGTACACAGGTGTCCCGCGCCGCCACGTCCAGTGCTACGGCATCCGGTAACTGAGAGAGAAGGAGAATCGAGATGGCACTTTCACCGACATATGGAGTATGGCTACCGGGGTATCTGAATACCTGCAACTCTCCGAGTCCCACCGGACAGCAGGACGCATACGGGAACAACATCCCCACGCCGCTGACCGCTGGCAAGGCAGTGCAGATCGGACCCAATGAAGTGAAGGGTCTGACTGCCCCCGGAACCCCAGGCGCGAACCTTTTGTACGATGGCCAGTATCAGTGGGTGAATCTGGATTCGGGCGCGACGGCCTCGAACGCAGTGGCCGGAAACGCCGCCTACATCCGCGTGGATTCGTCCAGCGGCTCTTATCCTTGGCCGACTGTGACCACCTATGACAAGGTGAGCACGGAATCAGCGGCTGGTTTGCTGGCAGGCGTGTTCCTCAACCCGGCCACGCTGAACGGAAGCAGCAACACCGTCACTCCCGGCAATTGGACGATGATTTTCGTGGGCGATGGCCGCGTGGCTGTGAACCTGAACGCGGCTGGTGGAACTCCGGCAATCGGCGATACGGTCAACGCGGACGGATCGAGCGATGCGAAGTTCACCTCCACCAACACGACCACTGTCACGTCTTCCACTCTTGGTACGGCTGTCACCGTTCCGAGCACCACATATGGTTGCCTGGTTCGCGTGACCGACGTCTTCGGCGTAGTGCCGAACTGATGAAGGGGAGATAGCATGGCGCAAGCAGTAGGAACTCCGGTCTCCGTTCTGGGTCACGACGACACGTTCGGGGGGCATTTCTTCGGGGCCGTTGATTACATAGGCCCTACCAGTTACGTTCAGGGGGGCGATGCGATTGATCCCCATCCGTTCGGATGCCCAAACTCGCTTCTGGCGTTGATTTCGTCGGTCGATCAGAGCAACGTATTCAGAACTGAAGCGAGAGCGCTGTACAGCGGCGCTCAGACTACCTTTCAGCTTGTTTGGATTGCGGATGTGACCGGAACGTATGGCGGTCAGTCGCAGACGGCGGGAACTGAGGTTGCTGCCGGAACAAACCTTTCCACATACACGGTTAGGCTGGCTGGCATCGGGTTCTAAGATCGTTTTTCTGGGGTGCCTTTGGGCTGGGCTGAAAAAGCTCGGCCCTTTTCATTTGAGGAGAGCGCATGGCTTTAATTGACCTGACGAGCGAACTCACGGAGATCGTGCCGAGTATGTCGCGCATCCGTGCCAAGAAGCTCATCAATCGGGCATGGAGGTTCGTTGAGGACTCCTGCCTGTGGAGCTTCCAACTCGGCATTGGAGGGTTTTCTACTCCTCAGATGACCACGGCGGGGACGTTCTCGTGCTCTATCGGATCGAGTCAGGTTACAGGGGACACATCGGCATCGGCGGTATGGGCGGCTCTGCCTATGTACTGGCAGCCACCGTTTCAGCAAATTCGCGCTCAGGGCTACTCGATCTACTCAATCATTGCGGCTGACTACACCAACCCGAACGCGGTAGTTCTGACGTTGGACCGTCCATTTGTGGATCCGTTGCCGTTCTTCACCGGGGTTGCGTACCAGATGTTTCAGGCGTACATCCCCTGCCCGGTTGGGTTCAAGCGGTGGCTGTCAGTGGTGGACGAGTTTGATACATGGGCTATGGATATTTGGAGCAGCCGACGCTCAGAGGACTTGGAAGACCCAACCCGGCTGGTGCAGTCGAACCCTTACCGGATGCTGCCTCTTGGTGTGGACCAGCGCGGAAAGGGAACGGCAACTCCATCGGCGACTCTGGGGCAGATGATGTACGAACTTTGGCCGACACCGCAGAGCGAGATTTCCTACCAGACGTACTACGCTGCCTACTACGGGCCGCTGGTGAAGAACTCCGACACGCTTCCCGCGCCGATTGACGAGGAGACGGTACTGGAGAAGGCGCTGGCGTTCGCCTATAGGGATGCAGAGGCGCGTAAAGACGTGATGGCAGCCAAGGGCAGCGGGGCCAACTACTTGGCACTCAAGCGGGAAGTGGAGGACGACTTTCTGAAGCGACTGAAGACGCTGCGGCTGTTGGATCGAGATGCGGTGGACTCGTACATGGTCTCGATGAAGAAAGCTGTTGGCGTAACCCCCTTTTACAATTCGATCACTGGGACTTCGGTCCCAATTGGCAGGTAACAATTGGCCTACGGATACATCACTCTCGGAACGCTTCGCTCGGAACTGCTTCAGCGGTTGCAGGATTCCTCTGGCGTGTTCACTACCGCCGCCGAGGGCAACTACTACATCCGCGAGGCGCTTCGGATGCTGAACTCGCTCACTTATGCGTGGTCGGCTGATTATCAGTTCGATTTTAACGCCGGGGACACTTGGAAGTCGCTGAACGTGGCCGGATCGCCGCGACAGCGCACCATCACCACGGATTACCTGTTCAACCAGATGGAAGCGATGCTGATCGAGCCGATGAGTGGCGGGACGTGGACCGGGACTCCGCAGTTCAACATCGGAATCCTCTCGGCTGCGCTCCAATATCGCCGGGACGAGTTGCTGCTGGAGTGCGCCGGAAACGTGGTCAACTGGCTTAACCCCTCCCCGCTGCTTTCGACGCGTACTGCGCTGCCTGATTCCACGCTTGACGTTATGCGGGTGCGGTGGATTCAGGCCGACTCGACTTCCGGCAGTCCTTATGTGCTCGGCAGGGAAGATGTGCAGACCATCAATGCCTTCGCGCCGCAGGCAGGGATTCAGCCGGGGTGGCCGGACTCATGGTCGATCACCGCCAGTCCTCCTCTCAACTTTGATGCGTCCTGTCCAATCAGTGAGCCGGGAACGTGGGACACGCTTCTGTCATGGGCAGGTGTACCGTTTGCGCCTCCAGCAACGGCTCTTGTAGGTCTTCCCGATGACTGGACATGGGTTTGCCTGTACGGAGCACTGGCGGACGTTCTGGCGAACTCTCCAGAGGGCAGAGATTCGGTTCGCGCCAAGTATTGCTTGAAAAGGTACGAGCAGGGCAAGAGAGCGATGCGTGAACTGCCGTGGCTGATGGATGCAACGGTGGCGTCTGTGTCGGTCGATACACCTTCGCATATTGAGATGGACTCGTGGGAGCAGAACTGGGAGCAGATTCACGATCCATCGGACCCGTTGATCGTGGTGGGCGGAATGGACCTCGTAGCTCTGGCCCCGTTCCCGACTGGCGCGACTGTTTCATCGGTGCTGACGCTGGTGGGGAATGCTCCTGTTCCATCGTCTGACACGGATCAGATTCAGCTATCCCGCGACGGCGTGGATGCGATTCTCGCGTATGCCCAACACATAGCAATGTTCAAGTGTGGAGGGGCTGACTTCCAAGCTACCATGCCGCTGCTGAAGCAGTTCGAGGCGTATTGCAGGACGAAAAACTCCGAATATGCGGCTCTGGGCATCTTCCGGCCTGACGTGCTCAATCAGGGATCACGCGGGGACGAATTAGATACTCGCTTTATCGAGCAGAAAAAGGGGAAGGCATGAGCTTTGAGCGTGAAAAGAACGGAAAACGCCTTGTCATGGCGGGTGCTCTCAACACCGTCAGCCCCCCAGATTCGCTCAAAGATGGCGAATACGCCTATTTGCAAAATTGCCGCAGACTGAATTCCACGCGCATCACCGGGCGGCCAACGGCGGATAGTTCACTATTCAACGTGGGGGCACCGCCGCACACGATTGAGCGCGTAGACTATGGCGGAAGCACCGTTCGCATGGTCGGGGCAGGCTCGAATCTCTACGTCAATTCGACGCTGGCCGTGGACTCTGGATTTTCAGGAAACCCTCTCTCGCTCGTGACGCTTGAGCCGAATCAGAGCGTTTCTCCGTGGGTGTATGTGGGGGATTCGTCTCAGGCGGTCACGATTGTTGGAACGGGTCAGCAGTGTACATCAGCGGTTAAAGTACGCGCCTCGGACGGCCTGACGCGAAAGACAGGTATCAAAGAGCCGCAGTACTCCCCTGTGATCGGCATCAACATTGACTCTTCAGCAATCTGGCTATCTCTTCCGGCCAATACCCCGCCGTGGACGAATCAGAACGGATCCAACCCGAATCAGAACTACTCTGGGACGGACACTCATCCGCCATATCCTACCATCATCCCAACCCCGGTATACGGGGCGACAGTGCAGCTTACCGTGACGGGAACGGCAACGGTGAATGGGAACACTCATGCGCCTGGAGATTCCGGGCCGTCTGGGGCCGGGTATCCTGGTAACTTTATCACTTCCCCTGAAATCGTGGTCTATGCGTTCACGGACGCTGACGGGAATATCATCGCGCAATCATCGGCGGTGGGCGCTCCCCCGGTTCTGGGCAACGTGGGAGCATCAGCCACGATAACGGTCCCGTATGGCGCGGCGCAGCTTCAAATCGGCATCAACTCAGAGGGTGGAAACTTTTCGGCCAACTCCGGCGCGTTCACCGTGCAAGGGTATGTGTCCACCAACGCCATCACCACAAACACGTCTATCGTGGGACTGGTGATGGCGTATGTGTGGGGCGACTCGCCTCATACCGGGCCGGTGGCGAGTTACATATGGAAAAATCCGAACGATGGTGGAACAGGCATATCTCGGTCTATCGGGACGGCTCAGGCTTCCCCATCGAATAATTCTCTCATCTTCGACTCCACGCCGGAAGATAGTACTGTCCCGGTGCAATGGACAACCTTGCAGTCAAATGGGAGCACAGTGGGAACGATCCCTCTGTTTTCTCCTGCTTTGGAGTCAGAAGGGTACGAGGACTTCAACGCTTGCATCGTGGGGCAGCTATTTTTCCCTGCGCCGGGAATATACGACGTCCAGATCAAGTGCAAGGATCAGGTTATGTTCGGCATGGGCGGTGGAATCACTTCCACGAGCCAGCCAGTTTATGGAGCCAACGGCCAGAGCATCACCGTGGTAAATGGCTATCCGCTCCTGTACGTTACGACGGTTAACGGAGAAGGCGGCCAGCAGACATTCAATCTGACCGTACAGGTTCCCGCGCTTGGGGTTTACGGATTTGAATTTAATTGGGATTACTGGTATCACACCGGGCGGTCGCTCATTGTCGAGATCGGACCAACTCCTGGTGCTCCAGTGGCGTTGATTCCCCCTCAGCCTCCGAGCGTCAGAACCAATGTCCAGTATTGGGCGAAGTACCGGGCAACGGAGACAGGAGCGGTATCGAATCCCTCACCGGGATCAATGGTAGAGCTTACACCGGTCCTGACCAACACGATTCAGGTTCCCTACTCGAACGATCCTCAAGTGGCGGTCTATGATCTTTACCGTCAAGATCAGGGGCTTCCCAATCCCACCTACGTTGCCACTGGTCCGAATGACGGATTGGGTGGAACGATCAACGGTATCGTCTATAACACCGCGATTGAGGACACGCTTTCGGACCTTGCTGCTGCTACGAATCCGACAATGGACTTTGACGACTTCGAGCCGTTTCCGTCTGTTGGTGCTCCGCTGTCGGGCATGGTGACTATCGTCGATGGTGTGGTGACGTGGAAGAGCGGCAATAAGTTTCCTCTTGATATGCTGGCCGGGACCATCATTCTTATAGGCTCCCCCACTCAGACGGCCTACACTCTGTTTCAGCGGCCATTGAGCGCGACGACGCTGGTACTAGAGGACGTTGCCGACACGATTGGAGACGCGGCGGGAGATGGAGTCCCGTTCAACATCGCACAGCCGATCCTTGCACAGCAGCCGCTTCCGTCGATGTGGGGGCCGGATGCCTACGGGTTCACTCATGCTTGTGGGGATCCAAACCAGCCGGGGGCGTACAAGTGGACCAAAGCGTACAACCCCGACTCTGCGCCGGATACAAACACGCTTCTGCTCACGTCACCCTCGGACCCGCTGATGGGCGGGGGTCTCATCAATGGCGTGTCGATGGTGTTTTCAACCCGGTACGCATGGCTGATGTATCCAAACTTCGCAAACGCTGTGGCGACGGCAACCGGGATTCAGGGCAACCAGTGGCAACCCATTCTCGCAATGGAGGATCGCGGCCTCTACATTCGCAACTGCCTGTGCTCCCTCGGCGGAAAAGCGATAGCGTTCCGGGCGAACGATGGCATTTATCGCACGTCGGGAAGCGGATCGAAGTCTATCACCCAGCGAATCTACAACCTGTTCCCGCATGAGAACTACAAACCATCTCCGGTGACGGTAGGACCGTACACAGTCTATCCGCCAAACGATTCACTGCCGCAAAAGCTAGCGTATCAGAACGGCTACATCTACTGGGATTATCAGGACGTGAACGGAACATACCGGACGCTGGTCTACGATGAGGCGGCTGAGGGCTGGAGCGTTGACGTAGGAGGAGGGTTCCAGTTCTCATGCCACGCCGGGGAGTTTGCTCCGGGGGTGAACGATACCGCCGTAGGGTGTTCTGATGGCTCTGTGCGTATCCTGAAGTCGGGCGGAATTGAGCCTGCCGTTTCAGTGGTGGCAACTGGCGCAGAGAACGGCGGGGATGCTCGCGCTCTCAAGCGGATGGCTGATGTGTTTGTTCGCGCCATAGTGAATTCCAGCCCGGTCACGGTGGGCCTCTACGCCAACCAGTACCAGACTGCGCTTACGGGGTACTCTCCAGCATCTCTGGCGGCAAATGGCGTCCTGTCTCCCTATGTTCTGGACTGGGGAGGCAACCAGCCGCAAGACCTGATCGACATTGAAGCGACGTTCTCGTGGCCGACAAACAACCCAACAGAGCTAGACCTCTGGCAGCCTGATTTCTTTGGTCTGCCCCTGGCAATTCAAACGCGGGTGACGGAAGCCACATCATGCGGCCTGAGCGACTGGGGCCATTGCTACCTGGTTGACCTCCAATACGCATCAAGTCAACCCGTTACCGTGACGCTGAACACAGACCAGGGTGATGTGTCAGTGACATTCCCGGCGGCTGGGTCGTTGTTTGTCCCTGCAAAGATCGCGCTCAAGGTTCCTCCGCTAAAATGGAAGACGTGCGCTTGGCAGGTCACGTCGAGCGCAGAATGGTATCTTTTTGATCTTGTAGGATGGATCGGCACATGGGAGCGCAGTAGGGAATACGAGAAGTTTCACCCGTTCGGGCACATTCAACAAGCAGGAGGGGTTCGATGAGCGCACAGAACATTCAATTCACGCCTCCAAAGGCCGAAGGAAAGACTGGAGATGATCTGACACGGCACGTTGACCAGATGCACCAGTTGATTTTTAACAAGCTGCAAAACCACTTTGAGGCTATAAGCGCCTTAAATACGCGCATCGCGGCATTGGAGGCGGAGCAGAAAAAATGAGTCTAATCACAAACAATTCGAGGGCGGGTGTATCTCCTATCGGGACGGTATCGCCCAACTCTGGGTCTGCTGGAAACACGAACTCAAGCTACGCGCAGAATGCTTACACGTCTGGTATCAACTTGCAAGGAACTGGCACATCGTACACGCTGCAAGATACTGATTATCAAGGAATTGTACTGTTCGATACCTCATCTGCTATCTCTGTGTCCCTGAACTCGGCAGTGAAGACGAACTTTCAGACATCAATTCTAAACATAGGGACTGGCGCGATTACGTTGACCACAAGCGACAGTTCATCCATCAACAGCGGCGGGTCAACGCTTGCTCTTGGGAGCGGTCAGGGGTGCCAAGTATTCTTTGCCAACCGCGCATGGTCTGCCTATGTAGGTACAACGGTGCTTCAGGTGGTTCCACAAAACACCCCGGCTACTGCGGGGGGGTATCTGACGGGATACAATTCTTCAACTGGGGCATTTACCGCTAACGCAACAGCAGGAATATCGGCTACCATAACAACAGCAGCACTGACGGCCCTTGGTTCGCAGGGCAGCATGACTTTTGTTAATGGGCTTTTGACGGCTCAGGTGCAAGCGAATTAGGAGAAGGCGATGAGCGGATTTATCGGGAGCTTGATTGATCTGGCAGAAGGCGATCCGGCGCAGACTCAGGAGAATCAACTGAGTGCGCTTGGCGGATACGAAACTGGCATCGGCGAGACGGGCACCACTGCGGCCCTGAATTACGATCTCGGCCTTCTGAGCGGCGATCCGACGAAGATGGCGCAGACGCTTGCACCGGAAATCAGCGCGGGGCAGCAGCAAGCCGGACAGCAGCAGAAGACTCTTGCGGAGTTTGCCCCCCGGTCAGGCGGTACAGCGGCGCAGTCGAACGCTGCCCAGACGGGCGAACGGGCAAATATCATCAATCTGGAAGGCGGATTGCAGCAGGGCGCGGCGGGTCAGGCGGGAGGACTTGGAGCGTCTGATCTTGGCATGGCCACGAACAACATCAATGACGTGGCAACGATGAAGACCGCTCGTAGGGCATCTACCATCAGCGATTGGAACGAAATCGCAAAAGCAGCGGCGGAAATCGCAACGATGAATCCGGAGAAGGGCGACGTTGGCGGTACCCCCGGAGCCGGTAATGCGCAGTCAGCAGAGGACTAAGGAGGAAGTATGTCGCAACCGTTTCAAAGGGCAATCGGCGGAGTAACCCCGCTTGGAGTCATCACGGTCACGCCGGGAACTCCCATTAACGTGCTCAAGAATCTCAGTCTGGCAACGAAGACCTACTCGTTTCAAGCTCGACAGTTGGGCATCAGCGTAGACTCATCTCCTTCGGGAGAGGTTTATGTCAACTACGGCAACGTGGCAGGCGAGGATGCAAACGTGACGGCCATGATTATCCAGTCGGGAACAGTGACCAGCCTCCCTGCTTACGGCGTGGCGACTGAGGGCGAGTTGGACTTGTCGCAGTGGTACATTGACGGGAGCGCGGCTTGCGTTGTGGCGCTATATGCACTTGACGCAAGTTCTGCTTAAAGGAGAACGACTATGGCTTTGGTGGACATTCTTGAGGGCGTAGGCAATGCGTTGGGCAAGGGGGCGAAGGTAACTGGTACGGTGCTCAAGCCCATTGCGAAACGCACTGCGGAAGTCGTGTCTGGGGAAGCGCCGGAGCTTGACCGCGAGCGCCGTGAGCAGCGCATGGCTTTGGACAATGCCGGGATCGAAGCCAAGGCCAATCTGATCGAGCAGCGGCTAAAGCAAGGCGGACTCACGCCGGAGCAGAACAACCAGCTTATTGACGAACTGAGCAAGCTCTACGCGCATCCGACTCAAGCTCCCAACCTGATGCAACGGCTTCATCGCATCGTTCACGGCGGCAAGGGGACGACGTACCAGCCGAACACTCCGGCCAACTTGGGCGACATTTTTTCGGCTCAGGATACTGCACTGCAAAACCGGAAGCAAGACGCAGAGAAGAGCAAGTTTGCTGACATGATGAAGGAGATAGAGGAGCGCGGGAAGTTCAAAGGATCGAAATCCAAGTCTCCTCCGTTACCCGGCAGCCAGCTTCCCTCAGATGCGACGGACCCGGCTGGGAATCCCATTCCAGAGGCTTCGCGCAACGCTGGGCAGTCCTTTGTGGAGTTCAATGGAGCGTGGTGGCCAGTAGCCAAGCCAAAGCCTATCTTCAAGAAGGTAAAGGGCCATGCGGTGCTGGTGGACCCGATGAGCGGGGCGATTCTGCGCGATCTTGGACCGGAAGACGCTGCAAAGGTGACAACTCGTCAGACTCCGCAGCCGGGAGACGATGGGCAAATGCACATGGTATCGCTCACCTCCGTCACGACTCCAGAAGGCGCGGTGATCGACGTGGAACCGCAGCAAGGCGAAGAGCAGACCTCCGAACAAAAACCTCCCTCAGCGGGACCAAAGCCTTCGACTGGTGCTCGTCCCGTGCAGCCGAAAGGTGCTCCGGTAGTTGCCGGATTCACTGGTCTGGCCCACAAGAAGAACGCAACGGCACCGCAAAACAAGGCAGATGCGGACGTGGTGGAGGCAACAAAGCTATCGTCTATCGCAGACCAAGTGGCAGCCAAGCCGAATGACGCAATTAACCAGAGGCGTCTCGCGGTGGCATTGGAACGCGCTTCCGCTGGCCGATTTACCACTCAGGCGCTTGACTACATCAAAAATCACACTGGATGGGGAAATACCATTCAAGAGTGGGCAAACAGCCCTACTACTGGAGCGTTACCTCCTGATGTTATGCGTCAGTTGATTGATGGAGCACATGAGAACCTGAAAGCGGCGCGTGATGCTCAGGCGGCTGCGTATGGAAGTGGAAACCAGCCCGCTGCGGGAGCACAGCCGAAAGTGCTCAAGTACAACCCGGCGAGCGGGAGGTTGGAGTAATGCCCAAGCGCGTTCAACTTCCAGACGGCAATATCGGCGAGTTCCCTGATTCCATGTCGGATCAGCAGATTGAGTCGGTATTGCAGAAGCAGTTTCCCCCAGAATCTGCCCCCAAACAATACGCGGGCCCGAATGACCCAAGCAACCGCACACCTACAGGGGAGCCGCTACCCGACGACCCGCGCAACGCTGCCCAGCGCAGGATGGATTTGCTCGTCACCCCCGACCCGCGCCGGGAAGAGTGGCAGAGCAAGCCGAGGAACCTTGCCGACACTTTTGCTCGTGGAGTGGCGGAGAACGTCATCCCGATTGTGTCGCACCCGGTTGACACCGCGAAGGGTTTTGCGTCAAGCGTCGCAAGTTCAATTGAAGAGGCACCAAGAAACCCCTTTGGTTTTGTGGGGGCATTTCTTCGGCCTCAGGTTGAGCAAGCGGTTAAGGAGTTTCAGGAAGACCCTGTGAAGGCGACCGCTCATCTTGTCGGGCAGGGAGCGGGGATGTGGGCAACTGGTGAAGTTGGCGGTGCAGCGGCAAAAGGCGCGAAGAACCTTGCAGGAACCATGCGTAAGGGAGTGCATTCGGTAGCGCAGAAACTGACTGGACTCGGAGAGCGAGCGGTCAAAGAAGACGTAGCCACCTCGGCACGGAAGGCAGGAAAGGAAGCAAAGGCAACTGAGGAAGCCAACCGTGCAGCATTAAAGAAGCATGAGTCTGATGTGCAGTTGGCAGAGAAGAAGAACCTACGGGCGCACATGGAGCATCTGGTTGCGAAGACTGAAGCAGAACAGGCCAACGCGGCGGCGCGGGCGATTCCTGATGCTTGTGCAGGCCTTGAGGAATACATTGCGCGTCAGTCTAAGGACTTGAGGGCGGAGATTGAAACTGCCCGCGAGGAGGCTCTGGAAGAGGGGAACAAAAAATTCAGCGCGGTCAACGAAAAGCTCAACCACGTTAAAGCGGACTCTGGAAACGTGGTTGCTGGACTGGAAGATGCCGCAAGCAAGATCAAGGGGTCTCAGATACGAGGCTCTGAGGCTAACCCTCGCATTCTCGACGACATTCAGACCAGAATCCAGAAGGGTGACACGTTCAACTATGAGGACTTGCAGGGCTACTACTCCGAACTCAACCGGGAACTGAGCAAGGGGACGCTTCCCGGTGACGTTTACGCTGCCTATGACACGCTTCATGAGTCATTCGGGAACGAGATGCAGCGTATTGCTGACGATAACGGCGTGGGCGCGGAACGTAAAGACGCCAGCGATTACTGGCGCAGAATGAAGCAGGCATTTGGCAAGGAGTACAATCCCTCCGATGCGGCTACGAAAACGATGGAACGCGCTTCCCCGGAATGGGCACGGACGGAAGATGAAGCCAAACAGTTGAATCTTCTGGGCTCCTTCAATCACACTATCCCCGAACTGGTGAAGGGACTCCGTTCTGCTCGTGAGCGGTTGAGCGCGCTTTCCAGTGAGAGTTCCCGTCCCACCGCGAAGATCCCTGAATATCCCGAAGGTGTCACGGCAGAACCTCCCAAGACCAAGACCGTAGAAGTGCCGGAGGTGAACATTCGCGCATTGCGTGAAAAACTCCTTGACAAGTGGGTAAAGGGCGAGGAGGGGATGGGACGATACCAGGTGGCGCGTCTCATGTCGGGCGGCGTGGGTGCCGTCATCGGCGCTTTGATGGACCGTGGACTGGGTGCCGGTATTGGTGGAACCATCGGAGCTACGCTGGGGCCTACTGCCATCGCAAAGTTGGTAGAGAGTCCATTGGTTCGCGAGTGGCTTACGCGGCCTCCCACCGGCGAACTGGAGACACTTCAGAAGCTACCCTATGCCGACCGAATCCGAATCACGGACGGAATCAAGAAAGTGGTTCAGGAAGCCCAGAAGAAGGGCGTTGATGTCAATCCTGCATGGTCTGCCGCATACGCTATCCCAGTTGCGTCTCAACAGAAAAAGCTCCGCGACCTGTACCCGGAGAAACCTCAGCAGTGATCCTGTCCGCCTCTGCTCTCGATGACTTTGATGCTTGCGAACGCAAGTACGCGCTGCTCCACGGTTATGAGCCAACCTTCGCATCGTCTACGGCAATGCTGTACGCCGGGGTGGAGGCTGGCTTGGTGGACGTATTGCCAGGTGAGGGCGCAAAACAGGCAGTGCGAGAGATGGCGGCGCGTGTAGACCTTGAAGCCAAGGGACTCAGCGGACTCTCTGGCGTTCGTCACGTTGGCTTGCTGGCCGAGGTGCTGTCTGTGCATCTGCGGCGCGTTCTGGGGCCGCTGGAGCGTGTCGGCGACGTGTCATTCAACGGGCACACATGGCAGTCTGGCTTGTTCCGTGACAAGAGTTCTGCGCTGCATAAGATCATCCTCATCCCACATCAGGACGACGACATTATCCGCTCGGTAGCGCATCGGTGGGGAGTGGTTGGGGAACTGGCGGTGCTGAAGCAGGAAATCATGCTGACGGCGGTCGTTATCGGCCAGTCACGCGGCGGACGTAGGCATTCCCACTGGACCAAAGGACTGACCCACCCTGTACAGAAATCCCTTCGCTTTGCCCGGAGGAATGGAGACAAGTCCGGGTTCACGAAGGGATGGCAAGACGTTTGGCGTGAACAGACGCAAACCACGGCGGAGCAATGGCTTACAGCAATGGAGTCGGATGGAGTTCTGGAGGAAGCCCTGACATCGCGGCGAGTTCCGTGGCGCTCATCTGACGCAAGGGTGGTATCTGCGGAGCGGGACTTGGTGCAATTGGTTCCACGAATGGCGGAGGCATCGGCGGAATCTCCGATGCGGCGCTCGGCGTGTGATGATCTTCGCGGTCCATGCCCCCTGCAACCGTTCTGCTGGTCGGCGGAGGGGGCGGATATGGAATCGCTGGAGGAGCGGTTTCGGGTTCGGTGAGGAGATGGCCGAAAGCGTCATGAAGTCCTAGAATGATAAACGTAGCGAGAGGGTAGCGTCTTTCATGCGCCAAACGCTGCAATAGATCATACAGACGAGAGTCTTCCGGCCTCGAAAATTCCAAGTTTGCTTGTTTGCGCTGCTTTTTAGTCGCCATGCCTAGAATTTAACACATCAATCCTCATTTTACCATACTCCTACAGGTTTGAGGGAATCCCCGAACACGTCCGGGCGGTTGAACGGAACCTGGAACTGTTCCTTGTCAGGGTCGCCTCCCCACTTGGCGCGGTAATAGTGAGAGTCGATTTGGTGAACAATATCGTTCGTGAACCGCAACCTAGCGTCGCTCTTGATTGTGGATGAACCGATGTGCTCCGTGTGAATCCCGGTGTCGATGGTTTCCCACCCCCGCACCCGCATACGGTAAGTGTGATCGTTGTCACAGAGATACTTGGGAAATACAGTGTCGTACCCGCCCACGTCGTCGATCATTTCGAGGTTAACAGCGGCGAGGGAGTCGTAGAATGTCCATGCCAGCCCCCATTTGCGCTTACCGACGCAATGCTTGCGAACAAAATCAACAAGGCGAAGATGGCCGTTGTTGACGGAAGAGGCATCCGAGTGCATCCAAACCATGAAATTGCAGTCACGATTCCGCGCATCCTGAAAAAACCAGTTGTGCGATTGAGTGAAGGTTAGAGGAACAGGAGGGCGAAACACGTCAATTCCCGGCGGAAGGCGGTCGGTCACTTGGTCCGGCGAGTTGTCCATCACTGTCATGTGTCGGTGGAATTCAGGAACCGAATTGATCGCGTTCAACAGTAGGTCGGGACGGTTCTGGACGCGCAAGTAAACGTGAAAATCCCTGCCAAGAGCGCAATCAAGCTCATCTGGATCGGTTGACGGGTTGACAAGATGCTCAAGAGAAGTGTTCATTTCCCCTCCATTTCCGCCAATACGTCCGGCAATATCAACTGACCCGTCAGGCAAGGATGAATACAGTCAAATTCCGTCAACTGCCGTCCATCATTGCCAAAGTACGCCCACTCTTCCGGCTTTCCTGAGACCCGTTGGTAGCGTATGTGAACAGGTCCAAACATCCTCACCAGTTTCCGATGCTCTTGGTATGTTCCATCGTCCGTCCCTATATCAGAAATGGTAATCATTTTCCATCCCTCCCGCGCTTGTAGGCTGCAAGCTTTAGGCTTTCCACTAGAACTCCGTTGCAATACAGGTCAATGTGGTCAGCTCCCTCTGGGGCAGTCGCAATACAACTCTCTAAAAAGGCGTCAAACCTATTATCCACTTCCGGCACCACAATCTTCTTCTCAGTCATAATGCTCATCCTCTCTCCCTCTCGGTGTCATGGCGATAACCCGGTAAGCATCTTCGCCCAGTTCGGTGCGAATCTGCTCGGCCAGTCCATCGTCAAAGTGCATATCAACACCGTTCTCGCGGATCGCTCTTGCCTTGAGAATGGCGTAGTCTTCGCCCTTGCTGTCTAAAGCGCGGCCTAAGTAGAAGTTCGGCTCTGGGAAACCGCGTTCCCTGAGCAGCGCCAAGTCAGCCGGACGGTGGATGATCTTGTGGCTGGTCAGAATTCCGACTTGGTGCCCCGCCGCTTGCATGGCCGGGATCAGGGCGCGGAAAAAGTTCTGGTGGTGCCAGAGTGTGCAGTCAAGGTCAATGCTGATCTTCACCGCTCACACCTCCATAAACCACTCTGACCACCGGGGCCAGAGGTTATTCCAGTCCAGCGATTCTGGCAGGATGCTTTCCCGCGCCACCTGAGACGATTCCAGCGCGGCAGACTCCACCTTGTCCGCCCACTCTGATGCGTTGAAAACAGGACGCTTGGAGCAGAATGCGCCCTCGTAGTAAAAGGCAATCGGATCAGCGAGATACTTCTTAGGAACGTACTCCGACTGCGCCGCATAGTTCCCGGTGACGCACGGCACCCCGCAAGCGAGAGACTCCATAATTGGATACCCCATGCCCTCTGGTCCTACTCCGAGCGTCACATCGCAAGCCGAGTACAATTCCGCAAGTTCGTCATCAGTGAAGCGGTTCACCGTGGCAGCCACGCGGCCAGCCAGCCCGTAGTCGGTAACGAGTTCGTCCAAGTCCCAATAGCGCGTCATAACGTCCGTATGCGCCCACACGCGCACATCGTGACCACGGTCCAGCAGGATACGGCAAGCCTCCATGCCCAGTTGCCAGTCCTTCCGCGCCTGATTCGTCGCCACAATCCCAACCAAGAGCGAATCCTGCTTCAGACCGTGAAAGCCGTGCTGGACGAAGGACGATCTGGCTGCTCTCCGGTCTCGTGGGTAGAATACGCTGGTGTCGATTCCGTGAGGAAGGTGCTCCGCGTTTCCGGTGATGCGAGTGGACCATTCGGTGTAGTCAAGAACTCGATCAAACCCCTTGTACGTCTGAGCGATACTGTGAGATATTTTGCCGTTTGGCCCTTCCGCGTCGATTGCGCCGTAGATCCATAGCTTTTTCGGAGCGTTCTCTACCCAATACCGCAGCCGAGAATCGTGGCACTTCTCCGGCGTTCCCAACCAGTAGAGGCGGGAAGCATCCCAAACAAAACAGATGATCGGCTCATCCCCCTGAGCGAAGTCATCAGCAATGGCGGGAAGCTCTGGAGTTATCCAATTGTCGATTGTGTGCAAATGATACTGTGGAAAAGGAAATTTGATGCTTCCAGCTCCGCCATAACCGACGGTAGCCACGCGGAAACGGTCGCCGAGGTTCTGGTGAACGAGAACGGCCAGATCGCGGGTTATACGGGCAAGCCCGGAACTTGCGGATATGGAGTCGGATACGAAAAGGATCGGTTTTTTGCTCATCTCATCAACTATACTAGCACAAAACCCCAAAAATGGAAGATATATTTCATGGTGATTGTAAACTTACGGCATGAAGAGATTGATTGCCTTTCTCATCGTATTGCTTCCACTGCCGCTCATCTGCCAAACTGCCCCTATCGGTGGTTTTTGTGAGCAGGGCGCGAAAAATGCGGTCACTTCTGGACTGTCCTCCAGCAACTACTTGAACGGGGTTGTTCCGTCCTGCACTGTGACAGTGTATTTGACGGGAACTACTGTACGGGCGACGATCTACGCCGATGCGATCAACACTCCTCTATCAAATCCATTCACTGCGTCATCGACTGGACAGTGGCTTGCTTATGCTGCTGTGAATCAGGGGTATTATGCGGTTTTGAGCGGAGGGGTTTATCCGAACATCTACACCACGCCAGTGACGATATATCCTGGAATGAATGTTTCCGTTAATTATTCGCTTGTCAATTTTATCAATGTTATCAGCTACGGCGCAAAATGCGACGGCTCAACAGACGATCTCGCCGCATTCAATGCTGCCTACGCTGCGGTGCAAGCAATCAATGAAGAATCAGCCAACATACTCTCTACTGGATGGGGTGGACAGGCATATCTAACGGCTCCCGCCGGGGTGAGTTGCGCTCTTTCGAGCACGGCAGTGTGGGCACAGGGCGGCGTCTATATGCCGGGAACTCGGCTGGTGCCGATTCCGATAACCGCTGACTACGCGCTCTATCAGGACGGTAACAAGCTGGGCCAAGGGCCGCAGTGGAATCCCGCTACCTGCCTTGCAGCGGGGGATGGAGGTTGCGAGCCGAGCCGCAACCTCCATGATTGGCTGCCTTCCGTCTACAGGCAAAAGGCTGGCCCTGGCTGGGCGGATACGACACACTGCGGCGGCGAGATCGTGAGCGTGCAGGATTCCTATTTCTGGGCAGACGAGGTTGACGGATTCCAGCGTGCAGTTTGTATAGAAGACGCTTATGGTACTGGCACCAGTGACATCACAGTCTATCTGGGCCGTATGGAAAACGATCAGATCGGAGTGCAGGAAATCCCTCTTGACCAGTACAGCTACGTCAACAGCATAACGACCTACGGCGGTGACTTTATTGCAGATTCCAGCAATGGAGCAGCCCCGCCATTTACGTCTGCGCTTCCCCGAAAAGCGTTTTATGGAACGCTCATCAATAACAAGACATGGCTTGGGAATACCAGCTTGCCGCTGCCAAACGTGGTGACGAACGTGGCGGCGAACGGTGATGGATCAGGCGGCTTTCCCGCTACAATCACCCCCGCTGTAATGGCCGCCAAGCCGCTGCTGCTGTGTGGCAATGTTGCTCCGCCGATGATTACCATCCCGGACTTTGCCTACGTTTCAGACTACTGCAACGGCGGCCTGAATTATGAGGGGAAGTCTTGCAGCACGTCGCCGTCTGTTACTCTGAGCTATGATTTTCCTGGCACCATCACCAGCGGATCGAATGAGATCACTGGGGTCTACGACACTGGGTTTACAGGGAACTCGCAAGCAAAAACCATCTTGGTAGGCGAGACGCCGAACATGATTTACATTGTGCCTAATATCCCGCCGTATGTGCTTGGCACTTCCAGTACCTATACGACGATCACAGCCAACAGCGGTTCCTGCACTAGCGGCTGTACAGCCACGATGAGCGTCAACGCACAGGGCACGGCCTCGAATGTGAATTTCACGTTTTATGCAGGGCTGACAAGCATCATTATCGCTTCGGCGGTGGGCAGCCTAACAGCCGGATCGCCAACCATCACGTTTGCCGGGGCGAGCAGCTTCAGCGTAGGCAGCATCACATCACTGGTGAACGGCACGACTATCGGCGGCGGCGGCTACGTCATTCCGATTGGCAATGTTATAGAGCCGATCAGCACCAATGGCGTCATGTTGCAGACTGCAAGCACAGTGAGTGGCTCGTATAGTTGCTACTTCGAGAATCAGAGCTTCCACAACCTGACTTGGAAGAATAGCGGCGGCACATACCAAGCGGATTACCCATGCACGCTGACCAGCGGGAGTACATCCGTCACGCTGACTGGCACACCTTATACTGGCTCAGGCAACATCAATGCCGGGATCAGCGGACCTACGGTAACAGGACTTGAGTCTACAATCACCGGCACTGGAATCCCCTCCGGCGCACACGTCCTGCTTGTCGAATCTCAGTTTCAATTCGACATCTGCACCGGAACGCCGTGCTTGCCAGCGAATGCTACAGCGAGCGGTACCGTGACGTTGACTGCGCCTGCATACTCCAATTTGAATTCGACAGACTTGGGAGCCATTTATACAACCACGCCGCTTTATTGGCCTATGGCTGGCACAATTGCGTTTGACGCTGAAATTTATCCAAGTGGCGTATCTTACCCGCTCAATGCGAACCGCGTAGTCGGCCTGGATGTGGAAGGGGGGCAGCAAGAGCTATACTGCAAAGTTCGAGTGGTTGGCGCGAATGTAATATTCGATTATCTGCGGTGGGAATCTGACTATGGCGGACGTGCTTGCCTTGTTGATTATTACGTTCCATCAGGCGCGGGGCAGCGAATCCAGCCGACATTCCGCGTCGTTTTCAATCAGGGATTTGAATTGGAGCAGTTGCAGGTGGCAACAGGCCCTTTCAGCTACAACTGGCAGATTTGCTCGAACAACGGATGCCTCAAGAATGGCGCAGAACTTGGCGAGGTTTTGTCGAACAGCACTGGTGACGGCCAGCCCATCCTTACGCTGAAAACTGGGCAGGTGCAACTAAACGATCAGTATTCGAGTGCGTTTAGTTGGATGTTCACGTCGAATGACTTCTTGGCACAGATTACGACCGACTCAACGCCACGATTCGATTTCAACCCCTATGCCAAGGCGATGTACTTCAGCGACGGGACCACTGCGATCAACAAAAACACCAGCACCAATATTGCGTGGAGCAACAACAATGGTCAGTATGGAACGCCAGACATTTACCTGGGGAATGCAAACTTGGGCTTCACGGCGCAGTACGGTACCCAGACGCCGGATGGGTGGAACATAGGCAAGATGATGTTCTTTAACCCATCTACAGGGAATTTCAACTACGTTTGGTATAGCCCTGCTTCTAATGCGTGGGAGTACAATTCTGGCATTCCAACAGCCAGCGGCAACATAACGTCGCTGACGATTGCGACTTACAGCGGCTCGTGCTCGCCAATTCCAGCACCGTGTGACTTGGCCACGGTGACGGCTGCGAACTCGTTTACATCAGGATCGAGCATTGAGTTCATCGGACCTCTGGGGCAAACTCTCGCAATCAGCGGATTTACAGGGTCTAGCGGCACACTGACATTTACGACTACGACACAAAGTCCAGCATTAACATCAGGGGCACTGGTCACGTTAACTGGATTTACTGGCGGAAATTCAAGTCTAAACGGGCAAGTTGTCACATTATTATCATCTGGTTTGACTACTACACAATTTGAGGCTATCGTTACAGGGTCTGGATACTCTACAGGAGCAGGAGAACTGATCACCATCGGAACTCAACTGGTTGGAAAAACTGGCCTAGTAGTTGGTGACGGGCTTTCAACCACTCAATTTGAGGCCCTCATTCCGGCAGTAACAACGACTGGCACAGAATCCGAGAGTAACGGCTATGCGGTAACGGCTACACCCGTGTCGGCGGCCTCAAACGCGCTCCCAAAGAGTGCTCCATCACTTGCTACGAACAGCCTATCCCAGATAACGGCAGCCCCCAATACCAGGGGATGCGCGGCTGGCTATGACTACTACGGATGTCCGCTGTCGTCCACCTACCTGCCTACGTTCACGTTCACCACAGGAACGTACAATTCTGGGGGAATCACACTACCTGTCAACAGCAGCAGCAACTACTTCTCAGGCTCGCTCTATCGCATCACATCGACGATATGCACCGGGACAACAGGCTCGGCAACGTCGGCGACACTGTACATCTACCCGACCAACGAAAGCAATGTGATTACGACTGGCAGCAATAATCTGGCGTCGAACATTTGCCAAACGGCGGTGATTTTGACGGCACCAACCAGCAACGCAACCAATGCGTATGATGTATTTGTTGTACCCAGTCCCAACCCGATCACGTCCGGGGCGACGTACACGCTTTCAACGGAAGTCGAAATGGTGAAGTAGGCAGTACCGCCAAGGCTCCAGTAATCGGGAAGGCGGGGTTGTAGATTCCAAAACGAGGTGGGCTATGACCCCGGAAGAGCAGCAGTTGGTGAACATCTCCTCTAGGCTGGAGAGATTGGAGAACACGGTGGCAGACATGAGCGCAACACTTTACGGCGACGGCAACAGACCGAGTATCACAGAGATGATCGGCGACATCAGGCTGTGCTTGACCGACTACATCTCCGAGGCGAGAGGCCGCGCAGACGAGCGCCGGAAGCTGGAAAGCAAGTTCCGCTGGATCATTGGAATCATTCTGACGGCTATTGGTCTGCTGATCGCGGCCCTGCAAGCGAACCATCAAATCAGGACGGGCGAGCTTGCATTGCCCTTCCGCTTGAGTACGGTTGAGCTTTACAATGCAAGAGTGATGCACGAAAATATCACCGCAGGAGTCGATTATGTACCAAGCAACTGAGCCGATTGAGGACGGAAACACCAACGGTGGCCGCACCTTGCCGCCAAGAAACCCGCCGCCTACGCCTTGCGTGACCAGTAACGACACGCTTGCCGAGGTGCAAGCCAAGCACGGCATTGACCAGCCCAAGCAAGGGATGATGAAGACGATCTAGACTGACCCGAAGACGACCATCGGCGGGCTGCTGGTGGGCATTGTGCTGGTGGCGAACGTGCTGACCTCGCACGGCGTACAGCTTGGACACATCGGCACGACCGACTGGATCACGCTGGTTGGCGCACTGGCGGCGGCGGTGGGCGGATGCTTGGCAAAAGACCCAGCGAAGTGATATGATGAAATCTGTGCATCGCGTACAGCCTCCTAAACGCCTCGGCTCCGGTCGGGGCGTTGCTGTGTTCATGCAGAATTAACTTGACAGCCGTGCTCAATGCTGGTACATTTTGTTCATGGGCGATACACCAATCCCGACGCTGGCGCAGACGATACGCTCGGCGGTCGAGGGTGCAGTGATTAAAGCGCGTGGCAACAAGAAGCTGGCAGCGAAGTGGCTAGGGATCAGCAGGAATACGCTGTACCGTCACTTGGAGCAGGGCGAGAAGGTGAACCATGAGCTACCAACCATTGTAGAAATGGCTGGAATCGTGCCAGATTTTACTGGCGGGTTGACGATGCAGGAATTCTGTGACGAGGTGGGCGAGTGAGCAACAATGCACTGAGTAACGCATACGCCGAGCTAGATGAGCTTCGCAAAGCATATCATGTTTTGCAAGCGGAGAACGCCGAACTCAAGTCGCAAGTGTCCGCACTGAAAGGCAGGTGATGCCAATTGAGTCCAGCAATGGATCGTATGCACGAAAAATCACCATTTCTGACACCGAGCCAGCGAGCCGCCGTGGCTGGCAGTCGGCAACCACGGCGGGGAGGAACGCAATGCTTGAGCTATTCGTTTTCGTCGCGTTGGCACTGAAGTCTGTCATGTGGGGAACGTAGACCACACCAGGCGCAAACCATCACGCACCATCAACCGCGCAGAGCGCAAAGGAGAAACATCGTGAACATCGCAAACCTTACCGAAGATTTGACCGCTTGGGGCACCGCTGGCAAGAACCTGATGACCGCTATTGGGGCTGTCAAGGCCGCCATTGCATCGAAGGACATTGAGGCAGGTATCGCGGCTGGCGAAGCCCTGCTTGTGGCGATTGAGGCCGAAGCTGCTGCGACCGAGAAGCTCGCTTCGGACTTTTAACACGGAGATCGTAGAGTAACGCCGCGCAATGCACACGAAAGGACACCATGAGCGAGCAGAACCCGCAGTACAGCAGCAACCCAGTCCTATCGGCCTTTGAGCACTTAGGCCATGCAGCGCACATCGTCGAACACGCGATTGTGCATGATACCGTCGAGATCGTCGAATTCCCGGAGCGTCTTCTTGCCGTCCTCAAGGTTGGCAAGGCCGCATACCCGAAGATTCACGCTGACCTGGTGCTGATCGAATCGACTGGCCAGACAGCGTTTGTTGACGGCGTACAGGCAATTGCTGCGAAGGGGTTGAACTGGCAGGAAGACGTGGCCACCGTTCAGGCTATCGAGGCATTCTCAGCCGCTTGGAAGCCATTCGTGGCGGACGTGGAAGCGGCCTACGCAGAGATCAACTCAGCGGCGGCAGGCGCGGCTTCGGTTGCCGTGGCCAGCACGACGCTGTAACGAGGTTGCGCTCTGGGGAGGCGCAACGAGGGTAGACTGGGGAGGCTTCGGTCTCCCCGATTTTTCGGGAGGAACTGAGCAATGGCGACTGACTTTCAGACCTGCTACAACTGGACGATGGGCTTCGAGGACCGCGAACGGAAGTACGAAGCCGTGCCTGATCCTGGCGGTAGCGCAATCAGCGGTATCAATAGCCACTACTGGCCAGCGGAATACGCTTCCATCGCAGCTATCCCACAAGCGCAACGCGGCCCCGCTGTCGAGAACTTCTATCTCTGCAAGATGTGGAAGCCAATCATCGCGCAACTGAACGATGTGGAGATCGGCAAGCGGTACTTCGACTCGATTGTGAATCTTGGAGATGAAGAGGCGACGCTGCTGCTGCAACGGGCAATCGTGGCCCTAGGTTACTCAGAAACAGGCACGGTGCGCGTGGATGGGGTAATCGGACCCTTGACGGTTGCGGCGGCAAATGAGGCTATTCCTGATCGTTTGGTGACGATGTTCAAGGAGCTTCGTGCCGCGCATTATCTGGAGAACAAGGCGAGACTTCCGCAGAGCGTGGTCAATGAGTTGGTTGCGAGGGCGAGGGCTTGACATCCTCCCCACTGCTCCGCGTTGTACGACCTGGCTGCTTCGACCAGCGCATCCGTGCGAATGTTGTTTTCCTTCTCCTGGCTGACCGTAGGGGCAAGCAAAGGTAGCTTCGGGGTCATAAAATCGGTTTCTCTCTCATACTTCCTCCGTAGTCCGGTGCCCCATCTTCGCTTCGGCTTGTCCTTCAGCAATGCGAATTGATGCACGAATAACCCCGGTAGTGCCAAGCTTTCCGTACTTTGGTTGCAGCTTCTTTGCCACACGGCGGATGACTTGCTTGTCGTCTGCGGTGAGCACAATAGACGTGTGCGATGGTGCTTGTTTAGCCATGTATAAAAAGTACCACGCGGCATTATTTATGTCAAGCGGTAAAATATGCCTTGACAAGTTTCGTGAACATCTGTACTGTTGAGGCATGGAGGAAACACCAATGCCAACAGCACACGAATCATCGCTCGAACTTCGCCGCCTCGCGGATGCACTTGACAGCAACCCGGATATGATTATCGCTCGTCCCATAATCTATCTCGGATACAACTATGGTTTAGGAGGCGGGAAAGATGGATTTCTGAATTTTGCAAAGGTCATGCCGCGCCCCTTTGACAAGGTTTACGGTGCTACTGAGCTTGAACTGAGAATTCAGACAGATGCTATCCATATTACAGCGTGCATCAATCGTGACAAGGTATGCAGAATTGTCACCCCTGCCCAACCAGCGCAGTACGAATGCGAACCGCTGTTTTCGGATTCCGAAGAAGAGGGGGTGACGGCATGACCGACAACGCACTACAGCGCACATCACCAACAGGCATGGAGCTGCTGGCTGAAATCTCTCGCCGCACAGATTGCACTCCAGAAGTTGCAATGGCAGTCGCCAAAGCTGGAGTCGATCTGCAAATTAAGATGGTGGAATTTGATTGGAAGCGCGAGGAGCGGCAGGCGAAGATTGATTTTGATGAGGCACTAAACGAATGCCAGTCGAAAATAGGCCGCATCGCTCCGAATCAGAATCGCACCGATACTCACTCGTGGTGGGCAGATTACGCGCAACTAGACCGCACTGTGCGCCCCATCTACACGGCTGCGGGATTTTCAATCGCATACTCGGAGGTTCAATCGCTCGCTCCGGGGAAAGTTCGCACCAGGGCGGAACTGTCGCGTGGCGGCGTGTCGAAGGAGTATTTTTCCGAGATCACACCGTCTACGGTAGGGCCAAAAGGCAAGGAAATGGCTACAGCCACGGATGCCGACGCAATCGCTCTATCCAGAAACAAGCGGTATCTGCTGCTGTCCATTTTTAACATAGCCGTGGGAATTGACAAGATCGAGAAAGAGGGAATTCCTAGCGATGGTAAGGCTATGCAGGGCTTGGACCTATGTCTTGAAGACCTCAAGAAAGCCAATACGGTAGCTGAGGCTAAGGCTATCTGGCACAAAGGTGTAGCCGCAGCCAAAGAAGCGAAAGACGCAACCGCTATCGGCAATATTCATCTTGCATTCGGGGAAGCCAGCACACGAATCAATGGGGAGGAGTCCAAGTGAGAATAGTTTGCAACGAGCAGCACACGAGGGAATGGCACAAGGCCAAACTGGGGATTGTCTCTGCGTCTCAGGTATGGAGGGCGATGGATGTACTAAAGGTGAAGTCAAAGAACGGTTCTTCCGGTGATCCATCCTCAGAGCAATTGAAATACCGCGACGAATTGGCGATGGAGATTCTTAGCGGTGCTCCAGTCGAGCATTGGGTAAGCCCAGAGATGGACGCTGGCACGGCACTGGAACCGAAAGCGCGTCAGGAATACATCTTTCGCAACGATTGCCCTGAGTTGGCGTGGCAGACGGGATTCGTACTGCATCCGACGATGGACCGACTTGGAGCAAGCCCCGATCTGCTCATCAAGCCGAATCTGGGGGCTGAATTCAAATGCCCCAAGCTGCACACACATCTTGGGTATTTGTTTGCCTACGCGAAAGCGATAGCCCCTCAATTCAGCGCAGATGAGGAACTGATTCGCGCTCCTCTGACCGGAAACGAATTGGCCGAAGCTGTGATTCCTGAGAAATATCTCTTACAGGCTCATACGGTTATAGCTTGCTGCGAGTTGGATGCACTGGATTGGGTCAGCTACTATCCGAGTGATTCGGATATTGGCGACGATCTGCGCGACGGCAAACCGTGGCTCCTGCGCCCGGATATTCCCGACGAGATAAAATATCTCCAGATTCGAGTCGAGCGCGATGAGAAGAAGATCGCGGAGATTGAAGATAAGGTAGAGGTCTTCAATGAGCGTCTCTTGGAATACTTGGACACGATGAAATCAATCCTATGCAAACGGTAGCGCGGCGCGGCTTGCCGCCTACTCAATGGAGCATAATGCCATGACCGAAAACGAGATCGCTTGGGCGGCCATCCTTGAGGTCATCCCCAATGTCGAAGTCTGGAACCGAAATCTCAGTGAGTTCAAGCGACTCACTGAGAAGTACGGTCCTGAATGCAGGGAGTTCATTCTGGCCGAAGCTGAACGTCGTGGATACCTTTGGAGCGCAGATTCCAAGTGTTATGTACATCCGTGGCGGATGATCGCATGCAACCACCCTGTACGACTGATGGGAGTTGGTTGGCGATCCGGCCAACTGGCTTGCGTTTTCAACTCAAAGAGCGGCCCGGTGCGATACGAGTCTGAGAGTCACGAAATTGAGGCGCAGACGGCGCAAAAGTTAGTAAACTCGCTCTATTGCGACTCTCTGTACAAGAAGTTGATTATTGACAAGGACGTGAAAATGGTGAGGGTTAGATGAATTTACCTTTATTCGTTGACAAGGACATAAATTTGTTCCCGATGCGCTTCTATCAGGAACCTTGCATTTCTGAATTCAGGCAGGGAATCAAGGAGGGGCACCTTCATTCAATCGGTCAGGCTCCGTGCAGATTTGGTAAGACGGTGGTGTCTGCCCACCTCCTTTACGGGGCGCTGATAAAGGGAAGCCGATGCCTTTTCGCTACCCCCCGCATCTCGCTTGTAGAGCAAACTTTGGATTCATTTGAGGCTCAAGGGTTGAGAGATATAGGGGTTATGCAAGCGAACCATTACCGCACAGATATGAATGCACAGCTTCAAATTGCCTGTTTTGACACGCTTTACAAGAGGGATTCGGGTAATTTTGACGTGGTGATTCTGGACGAGGTTCATTTGTGCGATGCTCGGATGTGGGAGCTTAAGAAGAAATGGAAAATCGTCTTAGGATGGACAGCTACCCCCTGGACTAAGGGTCTTGGCTTGCATTTCAGCAAGCTGCACACATTCGCTACCATTCCGCAGATGATCGGATATAACGCTATTGATAGGACTATAGGACTTGTTCCAGGTCGGGGAATCGGGCCACGCGCCGACCTTATCGCGGGAGTGGAGAAGATACGCAAGAACGATGCGGGGGAATTCGTAGAAACAGACGCTTGCGCTTTCATGGACCGAGACGCGGTGATCGCTGATGAGGTTGACACATGGCTCCGCACGCGCCAAGAAGGTAAGCATCCTGGTGATAGGACGTTTCACTTTATCCGGCGCAGAGCGAGTGCTAAAGCTCGGATGGAACGATTTGCAGCAGCAGGCGTGCAAGTGGAATACATTGATGCATTCACGGACGACAGGAGTCCGATCTTCGAGCGATTTCGTAGGCGGCAAACGAAGGTGATTTTGAGTGTGGGCTGTCTCTCCACCGGGGTAGATGCAGACGTGCGCTGCATAATCGACGCTGCACCGTCAAACTCAGAATCGACCATCGTCCAGAAACTTATGCGCGGGGGAACCCCGGCGGAGGGCAAGGAATACTACTGGCTGAACGACCATGCAGGCAACGCGAATCGGTTCGGATGGTACGAAGACATTTTCCACGACAAGCTCGACACGACACCTCCACACGTCAAGGGATGCGCCTACCAGCAGGAAGAGGCCCCACCGACCGAGAAGAAGCAGAAGGATTGCCCGGTTTGCCGCTCATTTCTCCGGCGCGGCGCGTTATCCTGCTCCAACTGTGGCCACCAGGTCGTCGAGGATACAACTGTTGTGGTACAAGGCGAACTCGGAGAGCTTGTTCCGCAGAAGAAGGAGAAGAAGGAGAAGAAGGAGAAGAAGCGCGAATACACGATGCAGGAGAAGTCTCAGTGGATGGGTGGCTTCATGTGGCTAGCGAGAGAGTGCGGCTATTCGGAAGGATGGGCAAGTTGGCGTTATAAGGAAAAGTTTGGATGCTGGCCCCAGAGCGTTGACCGAACGCCGAGACCTCCATCTTTTGAATGCAAACAGTTTGATCGACATTGCCGGATAAAACACGCGAAGGCGCAGGGAAAAGAACGGGACAAATAGATGAAGGAGGCAACAGAAAGTGAGCCAACCCACGCGTGACAAGAAAAGCAAGCTGGGCGATCTATACTCCATTCTGCGTGGCATGATACGAGAAGAGATCGACCAAACGCCGGGTTTTCGAGAACTTACCGGGGAATCGAAACTTCCGGCAAACGTCTATGCCGAAAAGACCATTCTTGGTGCGATCCTGCTCGATAATGCGGCGCACTCCGAGGTTGCCGAGAAAATCGTAGCGGACGAATTCTCGCTCGATTCGCATCGGCGCATATTCGTTGCAATGTGTGCCCTGAAAAAAGAAGTAAGGCCGATTGATCTGATTACGCTGCAAGAGCATATGGGAACCGGCATTAAGGAGATCGGCGGAGCGGCATATCTTTTCAGCCTGACTGAGGGCCTGCCGCGTCGCCCGGTCATCGAAGAGTACATCCGCATCGTGCAAGAAAAGGCAAAATTGAGGCGTATCATGGCTGGATGTATCGAGGCAATCAAGAAGTGCCAGCAGCAGCAAGAAACGGCTGCGGAGATCGTTAAGCAGTTGGGTATCGCCGTGAAAGGGATCAAATGAAGCGTTCACCGATCCGAGCAAAACGACCAGGCACCCGGCGCGGCGAGTTGACTCCAGCCGAGAAGGAAGCAGTGCGCCGCATGGCCTACGACCGGGCACGGGGCCGCTGCGAGCTAGATGCCCACCTGCACTGCTGCGGCGGCGTGGTGCTACCGTGGGGCGGCGGCCACCTCGTCCACCTGCGGAGCAAGCGGAGGTTTGGCTGGGGAGAAAATAACGTAGCATGGGGGTGCCCACATGGGCATTTAGACCTGAACCACACCAAAGGCATTCCGCTGCCAAAGACGTATGATGAACTGAAGGGGGTGAAGAATGGGTGACTTCGTCAAGGAAACCATCATCGAACGGGAACGATAAGCGTGAGCGCATCTGGTTCAACAAATCCTGTTTAATCTCGAAAGGACTTTTCGCATGAGCCAGCCAACGTACACTGTAGCGCAACTGGTGGCGCAGATTCAGAAGAAGCTCAAGGAATTCCGGGAAGCGAAAGAGGCGAAAAAGTGAGCATGAAGGGATTTGAAAGAAAGCGTCCGCAATATGCCAACAGTGCCGAAGAATGCAGGGATAGAGGTTTTAAGGTTGGAGATAAGCTGGTAGGCGACGAAGGCTACGGCCCTACGGTGATCCAACTGGATTATGTTGGCAGAACGCGCATTCTAGCCACGGAAATCAGCCACAACGGAGAACCTCGGCCTACTGCGACCCAAGAAGACACATGGAGTTTAATGTGCCGAGACTGGGAGTTAGTGCAGCTATGAGCGAAACAACAGAGATTACCGGGCCCCTGGTCAAGATGATCTGGCAGATGGGGATTTACGCGCTGCGGATGAACAGCGGCATGGTGCGCGTGAAGGGCGGCTTCATGCACCTGCACGACAAGGGCACTGCGGATATTCTTGTTTTCTTCAAAACTGGTCGCGTAGTCTGGCTGGAAACCAAAGACCCGAAAGGAGTTACACAAAAGCAGCGAATCGCAGATCAAGCCGCATTCGCGGAAAAAGTGCGAGATTTAGGGCACGAGTACTATCTCATCAAAAGCATAGACGAAGGTCTGGCCGCTCTGCGCGGCTAGCGGCCTAATCCGAATAAAAGAGCGGCCCGGTTGCTTTTCAGCTTCCGGGCCATGTCGTTGTGATGGGTGTGGGGTTGCTCTCTAAGGAGTGGGCCTAGCAAACCGGAGAGCTGGAGCGTAGCGGCATCCGCCCCACACACTTGCAATCATAGCAAAAAACATGGTAATATTCAACTGCCTGGCAAATCGTATGCAAGAATTCCTGACAATCCGTTGCAGCACGTCATGGATGCCGTATTCGTGCGCCTGGGCACTTTCCTTGCGAATGCCTTTTTCTAAGCGTGCGCTGGCCGGTCGGGTATGGGCCTTATCCCCCCATGACGTGCTGCTCAGTTCGCGGACGGCTTTAGGCGCATCTCCGGGGCCGTATACGGCCCTCTCACCGAAAACGGGAGCCTGCATGGGGTCAACGTGCAGCGGGAGCAGTGTGACGGGTACAGCGCAGCATCGGGACTGGGCAACGCTAGTCAGATAGCGATCCCTGCCGATCCTGCGCGTGACGGCGCAGGGCGACACCACGCATAGCAGGAAAGGCAAAGAAGAACTAAAGCCGAAGGTCTATCTACTCAAAGACTATCTGCGCATCCCGAATAGAGCGCATTTCCTCAACAGAGAGTGCAAGCACTTAATTCCTCCTTAAGGGAGTGGTGATCGACGGGCAGACAAGGTTGGTGAAGGTCTACCCGCCGATTGGTTAATCGTTGTACCGCTCCCAGCATTCCAAGCACACGTCGCCATGATCTTCCACTGGTGCATCACCGCAATCCGAGCAGAACGGACGGCACTTCTCGCACCGCCGCTCACCCGCGTGGTCGTCCAGCATCCACGAGACGACCGGCAGTCCGCATCCACCGCAGTACCCAACTTCGTCCTCGCGAGCTGGTCGGTCGTCGTCAACAGCGGTTCGGATTCTGGGCCAGTCTGTCATTTTTCATCCCTTTCGAGTGCCCGCTTGAGCGCGGCGATAGTGTAGTTGCTGGCAGTCATCCCGGCCAGTGAGGCGGCTGATCTCACGCGCCACCAAAGCTCTTTTGGCATTCCGTGAATCTTAGGTGCAGTAGGTGCAGGTGGACGTACAGGTACTGGTGCAGGTGCATTTGCCATTTAGGACCTCTTTCTGCCTTTCGGCGGTTAGTTGAACCACTGCGGGAAGAATCCCGTGATGAGCGCAAGTGAGATGTAGCCCCACAGCGCGAAAACGAATACTGCTAGCGCGATTGTCTTCACCGAACGACCTCCATACAAACGCGATACCCTAGAAAATCCAGATCATGCAACCTCATGCAACCTCATGCTTGCTCCTTCCCTGGCATCTTCATTCGCAGAGCCGCTGCCTTCGCGAATTCAAATGCGGCTACACGATCTTCGCTGCGATCCGATCTATCATCCGGGAAGCTGCTTGGGTTGCTGTTGCGAATTCCGATCTTTTCCCATTCCTCCAGCGATTTGAAAAGACAGCCCATGCGTACCCAGCGAGAGCCATCGGCCATCAGCACCGACCACACGTTGAAAGCGTAAAGACCCGCGTAGCCTTTAATCTGTGATACTGGCTTATTGAGGATTTCCCCCAATGAGACCGTGCATTGGGAGACCGTGCCGCCGGAGACCGTGCCGCCGGAGACCGTGCCGCTGGAGACCGTGCAGCCGGAGACCTTGCAGTCGGAGACCGTGCAGTGGGAGACCGTGCCGCCGGAGACCTTGCAGTCGGAGACCGTGCAGCCGGAGACCTTGCAGTCGGAGACCATGCAGCCGGAGACCATGCAGCCGGAGACCTTGCAGTCGGAGACCTTGCAGTCGGAGACCGTGCAGTAGGAGACCGTGCAGTAGGAGACCTTGCAGTCGGAGACCGTGCAGCCGGAGACCTTGCAGTAGGAGACCGTGCAGTGGATTGGCAGATCAAAGCCAATCAACTCCACACCTGCGAAGTCACCGCGCCGCCCGGTACTTCTGTCCGCCAGCCACTTATTGTGCTCAGTGATAATCGCGTCAAATTCATCTTTGCTTAGCTTCCGCTTCCTCATGCCATCTCCTTTGTTTTCTGCGTAAAAACATGGTCGTACAATCCACTCGCCGCCATTTCGCCAAGTGCCGAGCGTACCTGCTCTGTGCGTTCCGCCTCGCTCATCATTGCCTGAAGCTGCATTTCGCGATAGCGCATGGACCGCCGCCGTGCTGCTGCTTGTTCTTGCGGTGTGGCGGCTTGATTCACCGCCAGGTCGCACGTTGCCGCTATTTCGCCGAAAAGCTCCACCAGATCAATCATCGTCATGCGCCTCCCGCGCTATGCTGCTGATTTTGCGTATGGTATTGCGATTGCGCCAGCCACCCACGCCTTGGCTGTGCTGCCCTTCGCCCTCGCCTTGGCTCTGCTGCCCTTCACCAACGCCTCGGCTGTGCTGCCCGCCGCCCCCGCCCCGGCTGTGCTGCCCTTCGCCCACGCCACGGCTGTGCTGCCCTTCACCCACGCCTCGGCTGTGCTGCCCTTCGCCCACGCCTCGGCTGTGCTGCCTCGGTGCATCGCTCGCGCTACGTCCCCAGGTTGTAACACCCTCACTACTTCGCCTTCTTTTGTACTCTCGTAAATCATCTTTGCACCTCCCAGTGCTGTGGTGGCCGGTTAAACTCGTACTTCGGCGGCTAAACTGCGTATGGTATTGCAGTT